ACGAATTTAAAACTGTTGCTATTTTGGCTAACAAAGGTGACGCTGCTCGAGAAGTTATGGCAAGAGTTAAGCTTGCATTTGAGGCATTACCTAAATGGCTGCAACAAGGGGTTGAGGAATGGAACAAAGGAAACATTGCACTTGAAAATGGGTGTCAAGTTTTGGCTGGTACTACGTCGTCGAGTGCTATTCGTGGTAAGTCTGTTAATTTTCTATACCTTGATGAGGTTGCATTCATTGAAGGATATGACGAATTTTTCGCATCTGTTTATCCTACTATCTCGTCTGGCGAGTCAACAAAACTTTTAATGACTTCTACTCCAAATGGATTAAACCATTTTTGGAAAACATGTACTGGCGCAAGAGAAGGTACAAATGGTTATGAATATGAAGAAGTTATGTGGCACGATGTTCCAGGTCGCGATGAAAAATGGCGTAAGGAAACAATCGAAGCATTAGACCACGACGAAGAAAAATTCAACCAAGAATATTGTTGTCAGTTCCTAGGTAGTTCTGGTACTCTTATTGCAGGTTGGAAACTAAAAGAGTTATTACATTCAGTACCAATAGGACAACAAGATGGTTTTATACAATATGAAAAGCCAATAAAAGATCGTCAGTATTCTATGACAGTTGACGTTGCTCGTGGTAAAGGTTTAGACTATTCATGTTTTTCAGTAATTGATATTACAGAGATGCCATATAAACAAGTGGCAATGTTTAGAGATAACATGGTAGGACCAATTGATTTTGCATCAGTTGTTTTTAGAATAGGACAAGTATATAATACCGCTGCTGTTTTAATAGAGGTTAACGATATTGGAGAACAGGTTGCTGATGTTCTCTTAATGGATTATGGTTATGAAAATATATTATACACCACAAACAATGGAAGAGCTGGTAAAATACTTACTGGCGGTTTTGGTAAAAAAGTAGATAATGGAATAAGAACAACTAAAAACGTTAAGGCAGTTGGATGTAGCATGCTTAAAATGCTAATTGAGCAAAACCAACTTATTATACAAGATTATGATACTATACAAGAAATTAGCCGTTTTTCTAAAAAAGCAAACTCATACGAAGCAGAGTCAGGATTTCACGACGATTTGGTTATGAACCTTGTTCTGTTTGCATGGATGGTTGAACAAGCGTATTTTAAAGATATGACTGACATAAATACACTTGTTAAGTTACGAGAAAAGACAGAAGAACAAATTGAGGAAGAATTATTGCCTTTTGGCTTTGTTGATACTGGCGAAGATTTTTATTATGAAGATGACGGCTTAGTGCTGTAATTATATAGAATACCATTTTTTATAAATAAGAACAGTAAGAAATAGATAAAAAAACAAGATTAACGCGTTTTCAATACATAAAGGAGAAAAATATGGCTTTTTCCGTAAGTCCCTCTGTTATAGTTCGGGAAGTTGATGCTTCTCAGGCAGTACCAGCCATCTCAAATCCACCTGCTGCAATAGCTGGTGTATTTAGGTGGGGCCCGACTAACGAACCATTATTGCTATCATCAGAAAACCAACTCGTAGACCGTTTTGGCGCACCTAATGATGACAATTACGAAACATTTTTTACAGCTGCTGATTACTTATCATATTCAAATGCACTGTATGTTGTTCGTGCAGACGATGGTTCAACCGAAGCTAACAGCACAACATTAGACATCACACTTGATGCAAACAACGACGTCGTTTCAGATGATAGTACCTACGGTGCTTTCGAAGCGAAGTATAAAGGTGAGCTTGGTAACTCACTAGAAGTTGCTTGGGTATCTTCAACCGGTTTCGAAAATCCATTCGTTGCGGTAGCAGGAATTCCAACAAATAAAATTTCAGACGTAACATTAGATCAGGTTATTAACTTTAACTCTTCTAACGTTCAATTTGAAACAGCTAATACACAAAACCTACTGGATTTAGCCGTAGGCGATGTATTAGAAATCGGTAACGAATCAATTGGTTACCAAGAAATGAGAGTTAGCTCATTCACAGAAACCGAAGTGACTGCTGAGGCCGTTGAAGGCGATGCGAATACTGAATTCCTTGCTCTATACTCATACGATATCGAGTTCTTTAACAAATATACATTAGCTGAAACTGATTTAGCTAAACTATCAATGAAAAAGAAATG